TGCCCGAATCCATTTAAACCTAGAACCCTAACCCTAGGACCCCGGCCCCTAACCCGAGGCCCCTAACCCTAAAGAGTAAAAAGGGAACCCCGAAGGGCCCCTAATGAGAGAAATTATTAATGGTAATCACCATTCCATACACGGTAGTATGGGTCATCCAGCATGCGCTGATGATGAGCACGTTCCAAGGAGATGTTGGCACGTGCTATTTCCAGTTTGGTAATAGCGGCGCAGCGCTTACAAACTTCCTTTCTTGGAAATAAAAACCTCCTGGTGGAGGTCTCGAACTTGCGACTTGGGCAGTGGCAGTCGGATGGCATGTCAAACGGGTTATACATGCAGATGAAATATAGATATTTTAAATAAAGTCATCAAGAAATTAATTAAATTTTTTTGAATGCCAAAGGAGGCTTTTTTTTTTATTTTTTTTGTATGATGGTTAGGACTACCCCTAACCCTTAACCCTAGACCTAACCCTAGCCCTAACCCTAGGATTAAGGAACATTACTAAGTGTGTCAGAATTGAAACTGCCCAAGGCAAATGTTCTTTTTTTAGTAGTAAGATAACAACCCATCTTACGGTCAACTTCATACGCCATTTTAATGGTCTCGGCTGAATTGACATTGATAACATCTTCGAAAGCGAACAACTCAAACTTACCGGGGATGTTAATAACCTTAGTACCACCCTGGAGTTGATCAGACAAGGCTTTCATAAAGCCAAGATAACCCATCTTAACTTCATAAGTGATATTGCTACGTTTGATAGCACCAGGATCCAAACGTACTTTGTTGGAATTTTTGCAATTAACAAAAACACCAGGAGAAGCAGGTTCCTTGAAGACAGTACCAAGAGAACCAAATTGTGCAGCACGTACAAGCATAACCCCAGTGACATGATCAATAGAATTAAACAGATAGGACTTGTTTCCACCAGTTCCCTGGGTAGCACGCACAATCGGAACACCTCCACTAAGACCATAACGAAAACCTACAATAGGGTTGTTCTCAACATTCTGTGCATCAGAAGAACCGCCAGCAGAAAGACTGCGATTCTGGATCTTAATGGAACTGAGAGCCTTAAAATGAACTTTTTCATTAGTAAGGTCAAGTTCCCCGGCGTTAACCCAAAAGGCGCCGGTATTACCATCCTTACGATACAATCGAAGAACAGTAGGAACAATATTAGGATTAGTACCACGCATATACTCTAGAAGTCTGGTCTGAAACCCAGTCCAAGAAGGAGCAAGGCCAGCCATGTTGTCACCAACAAGAGTATAAACACTTTCAACGTTTTGAAAAGTATGGTCCTTGAGATCAACAGCACCAGATTCAGCATTAACTGAGACCAGCTCAAGTTTAAATGCATCAGATAGAAGGGCATGATACCCCTCAATCTTCTCTTTAATGTCAGTGACATTCAGACGACCAACTTTGGTAAGAATCTTGCGAAATAGAGCTTGCGTAACAACCTCATAGGCCTGAATGATGCTCATAGCAGAATGACCAATATATATACAATCAGGGTCCGCGATGAGACCATGAACTTCTGTGGTATTCTGAACACCAGTATTGGTGTAAATAGCCCACGGATCAAGCTTCTTAGTAGATTTCTTGAACTTCCCGGCATACTTGCCAGAATAAATCTTTCCTTGACCACGGGCACGCGGTGCACTACGACCGCGTTTGGAGACACTGCGAGAGATAGCACGAGCACCGGCTAAACCAGCGGCAGTGACACCGGAAGGGATTCCGAGATAAGTACCCGCTGCGTGAGCGCCATAATTGATAGCTTGATTACCAAGAGTACGAATGCTGAAGCCCCCACGACCACGGGTATAAGGCTGGTGAGGTGCATTATTGATATAACGACGCCCAGTACGAGTCCTGCCAGACCTTGGAGGCATGCTTGCTACAGTTGAGTGGTGTAATACTGTAGCAAAGGTAAAGTGGGAGAGGAGAGACACTCGTAATATTAAGAGTGTCTCAGGAGGAGGAGGAGGATAGAAAGAAGTTAGAAGGAAAAAAAAAAAGAAAAAGTTTTTTTTATTTGTGAATCGTAAAACGTCTAACTCTTCTAGCAATCTCCTCCCAATCTCCCAGAGGCCATTCATTACAAGTAAAGGCCTTGACTATCCCAGCGGGGATATTAGCACAACGATAACGACAATGTAGCTGGCGAGGATTATCAAAATCTACAACGTGTATCTGGCTCGTGCGAGGCCAGTGATTTAGGTCAACATCATCGAAGATGATTGATTTATGATAACCGGTTCGAAATTCAGCCAGCTTGTCGATGTGAGAGACGAACAGTATTGGGACCGGTAAATTACGCTTAGCCCAGGTGGTCTTACCGCAGCCGGAAGGTCCCTTGAGAATAATGGTTCGGTGCAAGACGGGATCATATTTGAATTCTTGAAGAACGGTACACATAGTGCCGGGATGGTCATTAGATGTGAGAGTACAGGCATCGGCATGGAGACGAGCCCAGAAGAAGGTGGCATACGGGAAGGGTATTCTCTTTTCAACACAATACGCCATCCAATCTTCTTCATTTTCATAGCCGCGACAAGCTTCTTGGACATCTTGTACGGGGGCAACTTCGTCAGGCCCTTCGATGAAATCACCATCCTTTTTACAATACGTCCGACAGGCGGCCCAATTGCGAGGATCCTGTTTGTTAGGATGGTGTCCGTCGAAATCAAGCCAGTTGACTGATTTGCGCTGGACATCAGAGAATTCAACACAGGCGTGTAAATGAGGAGAACCGTCAGCGTGTTTTTCAGCAGCAACAAGATAAGATTTAACTGGTCCCTGTAATTGAAGAAAAGCGACGAGTTCTTGAGGTAGTTTGTTAGTTTGAGGGTAAGTGAGAAAGAAACGTTTGCCGTTATAGAACGAAGGCATGGTGGCGCAGCATAAGTGCACCACTAATTAAATGTTGTCATGTGATGGGAAATTTCGGTTGTCTGCCCGAATCCATTTAAACCTAGAACCCTAACCCTAGGACCCCGGCCCCTAACCCGAGGCCCCTAACCCTAAAGAGTAAAAAGGGAACCCCGAAGGGCCCCTAATGAGAGAAATTATTAAT